ATCATCACCTCTCCAAACCAGCCGAGGATCCTATTCCCGCCTATTATCTTTTTGCGATTATGCGAATTACCGGATCGCTGGATCCGATCAGACCATTCGCCGATGCCGAAGACGCAAGGGTGATCTCCGGATGTGAAGTCCGGGAACTGGCGCTGGGCAAACTGGAAGACTCGATTACCGAAATGCAGCGACTCAAAAAAGAACTAAAGGGGAGAGCGTAATGAGCCGGAAGATAACATATCAGTTTCAGACGGAGCAGAGCAAAATCAGCAAAATATTATTAGCGGCAGCCCGCGCGGGCAATGTATGGGCGCGGGATCAGTTAGAGATACATTTTCACTGCCGGGTGGCAAATAATATCCAGCTCCAGCGAATCAACCGGGACCGGCGACGGGGAAATCTGGATCCCCGGACATCCTGGCTATGAGAGGAGAAAAAAAGAAGATGAAGAGAGAACTTATAAAAATATTTGCTGCATTCCTTTTTGTTTTTGGCCTCCTGCTCGCCGGCTCGGACGGCGGCTGGTTCCCCTGGCCGAACATGGCCGGGATGGGGATGGTTGCCTGCGTGACATTTTTGGCGGGTGAGCCGGCGGAATGAAAGAAACATATACTGCCAGGGAGATCGCGGAGATTATGGGTTGGGCGCGAACAACAATTGTCAGACGGCTCCAAAAAGGAAACTGCCGGTTTCAGGAGTCGGCCGGCCGCGGGGGCAAGCAGAAGGAATATCTTTTCGATTCCCTGCCCGAAGACATCCGGATGGCGATTATGACGCAGACGTTGGCGGAAAAAGAGGCGCAACCCGGTATTGTTTCCCGGGAGCCCTGCGCGTTGGAAGCCTGGCAGAGGAAAAAAGCCCTGGCCTGGGCGGACCTGGTGCGGCTGTACGTGGAATATGTCACTCGCAAGGCCAACGGCCACGGCTCAAAAATGATCGCGAAAAAGAATTTCGTGCTGGCCTACAACGCCAAGGCCTACCCCACCCTTTATGGCATTCTCGGCAAAACATCGTTTCAAACTCTCGAACGACAGATCGGCAAACTAAAAAAAGAACGTGACCCCATCACCGCCCTGGCCCCGCGTCACGGCGGCAACCGGGGCAAACGGAGTGTCGGCCCCGAACAGGCCGGAGTGCTCCTTTCGATCGTGCGCTCTCCCTATCAGCCCAAACGAAAAACGGAAATCATCCGGATCGCCCGGGCGGTGATGGACCAGAAAGAAATCCACGACAGCCTGTCCGACGCCACTTATCGACGGTTTCTGGATGACTGGATATCGGTACATTACGACCAGTGGATTTTCTGGCGGGAAGGCGAAAAAGGACTCCACAACAAATGCCTCTACTGGATCGAGCGGGATTACGACCGGATCGAAGTGGGAGACATACTGGTGGCCGATGGCCATATCCTCAATTTCGAAATACTAAATCCTTGGACCGGCAAACCGAAACGCATGATGCTGCTCCTCTGGTTCGACATGAAAAGCAATTTCCCCTGCGGCTGGGAAATCATGCCCACCGAGGATACCGAGGGGATCAATTCGGCGCTCCGCCGGGCGATTCTGATGCTCGGCAAAATACCCAAAATCGCCTATCTTGATAACGGCAAGGCCTTCTCTTCCCGGTTTTTCAAGGGCGAGAAGTCTCTTGAAGAGACCGGATTCGGGGGAGTTTTTAAGCGGTTAGGGATCCGCTCCATCTATGCCTGGCCTTATCATCCCCAAAGCAAGGTGGTGGAGCGATTTTTCGGGTCCTTTGCCGAGCTGGAAAGGATCGCCCCGTCATACGTGGGCACCTCAATCGCGGAAAAGCCGCCACGGCTGAACCGGGGCGAAAAACTGCACCGGAGAATTCACGAAAAAATCACCCAGGGCAAAGTTCCTACCCTGATGCAGGCCCACCAGGCGATTGCCGCGTGGTTCGACGACTATGCCCGCCGTCCCCAGCAGAGCGGGCACCTGAAAGGAATCCGGCCCATCGACGTATTCGCGCCGGGCCAGGGGCCGGGCGTAGATTCGATAAAGCTCCGCGAATTAATGATGGGTATGGAAATCCGCACGATCCAGCGGCGGGGCATTAAGTTTTTAGGCACCTGGTATTACCATCCCCGCCTCTACGGCCGCAAACATGCGGTGACTATTAAATATGACCTTCAGGACGACGGATATATATTTATATATAAGGGGAAGGAATTTCTCTGCGAGGCGCTGAAAGCCGGAAAAACCCATCCCGCGGCGAAAATCCTCGGCACGGATGAAGACCAGGCGCGCCTGGCTGATGAAATCCACCTGAAAAAAAGCCTGGAGAAATCCACTGTGTCGACGGCCCGGGCCCTTTTAAAATCCGAGGTTATCCCGGAGGTTACCCGGCAGATCACTGCTGCGGGCTTCGCTCCGGATGTTCCCGGGCTCCCGCCGAAAGAAAAAAAAATGAAAGCCCTGGCCCTTTCTGATGAAGAGCGAGCGCGGATAGAGAGCGATTTCGAGGCCCTGGAACGAGAACAGGAGCGGATTGATCCGATTAACTGGGCAAACCTGGCCGAAGTTCCGGACATGGACCGGTATGAAAAGCTGCTGGAATACGAGGTCCAGGGCGTGCTTATTCCTAAAGATGAACAGGGGTTTATGCGCTATTTTGAACAGACCGAGCAATATACAAAATATACCGATTACTTTGATGAGCACCGGACCAAAATGGTGATGATGTATCAGAAATAAGGAGGTCAAAATGAATAAAATTACTGTGACGCAGCCGTTTATCACCACCAGAAACGTACGAAATTTTGACGTGATGATGGACGGCCTGGCAATGGCGGAAGGTGAAGGCCGGTTCGGCCTCGTTTACAGCGAAGCCGGCCGGGGTAAATCCCGGACGGTCAAGACCTGGCATGCCAACAACACGAACAGCATCTATCTCCTGGCCCAAAAAGTCTGGAAAACCAATTATACCGATTTTCTCCGGAACCTGTGCGTCGAGCTGGGCATCCGCCCCGCGCCGAAACGCAAGGGCGACTGTTTCGAAAGCGCCATCAACGCGCTGCTCGAATATCCCCGGACAGTGATTATCGACGAAATCGAAAAGCTCCCCAATGATTTTTTAGAGATAACCCGGGACCTGGCCGAACTCACCGGTGGGGGAGTGGTTCTGGTTGGTGAAGAGGAACTGGCCTCGCACATGCGGCTGAACCGCCGGGTGTGGTCGCGGACCTTCCAGCGGGTCGAATTTTCCGGCATCGGGGCCGGAGACATTATGATGTATATAAAGGACGCAACCAGAGACGCCGGAAAAGCCGGATTTCCAGGCCTGGTCCCCGGCGCGGAAAGCGCGGCGCTGATCCACCGGCTTACCCAGGGGAATTTTCGTGAAATCCGGCGATTAACGATTAATCTGGCTAAAATCTGCAATGATAAAAAGACCGTCGACATTACCGAGCAGATGGTCAAAGCGGCCCATAAACTCGGGCTCTCGGGGAACGCCTCATGAAACCAACCTTTGCCGGAAAGATCCGGCAGGCCATAAAAGAGCTGAGCAAAACCAACGACTCGCTGACTCCCTGGGATATCAGCGCCTACGCGGAGCTGGATTGCGCGGAACATACCAAAATGTACCCTGTTCTCAGCGATTTTTGTCAATCCGGCGAGCTGATCCGGACCCGGCGCGGGGTCTATCACTATCGACCGACCCGGCCCGAGAGACCGAGCATTCAGGAGCGGATGTGGAGGGTGTTGCGGTCCAGCCGGGGCAAGGTCGTGGAAATAGACGATCTCGTGCAGATGGCGGGCGCAAGCGAACACTACGCCCGGGAATGGCTAACCATGCTTGTCCGGCAGGGAATCGTGCGACAGTTATTGAGTAACGGCAAATGGCAGATGACCCGCGATCCGGTTGCAATGCCCCGGAACGAGGAGAAGGCGAAAAAGCTCCGGGACCTGCGGAATAAAAAGAAGGCGGCCCTGAAAGCGCTGGAACGGGCAAAACAGTTGATTGAAACTATTTGCATCTAATTTGAGAAATATGGAAACGATCCGAAAAACAGCCAACGATATCTATAAACAGCAGAACACCATTATGCACCGGGCGTTTTCAAAAGCGGGATTCCCCTATCAGGACCATAAAGAGACCTGGCTGCCCTTATTGCGGGAGCTGGCAGGTCGGCAGGTCGGCGGCTTGACCGATCTGACCCTCGCGGAACGGCACATGGTGATCGGTCATTTTCAACGGAAAGGATTCCGTCTGTTCGCCCCGGCAATACCGCCGACGATGAGGAACTGGAAAAAAGGAGACCCGGAGATGACGTGTCAATACCGGCAGGACGATGATTCCCAGGTGCGCATGGTTTTCGCCATGTGGACGGAGATGGGATACCCGCCGAAAACGTTGCGGGGCTTGTGTTTACGTCTGTTCGGGGTGAACGAGCCGAAATGGCTGGATGAACGGCAGTTATCTCATCTGGTCAATGCCGTGCGGCAGAAGGCAACAAAAAAGGGATGCGGCGTGTACTATCGCCCTGCAAACGAGAGGGGGAAAACTGAAAAATGAAACCAAAAAACCGGGCTGCCAAACAGATATTGACGGTGGGCACAATGAAGGGTGATGGAAGCGAGCGTCAGGTAAATATCAACCTGGCTGCGGTGCGGGGACTGCTCTACGAGGAAGCGGTGAAGCCGGAGAGCCCTTCGGGTAGGCTTACCATCCGCCAGCTGGAACGAATCCACGCGAAAACCGGCGTGCCTTGGTACCTGGTCAGCCGGGAAGCGGAGAAAGAGGGGTTGTAACTTTAGTCACTTTAGACACTTTAGACACTTTAGGCATTTATTTTGCCAGGAGGTAATCATGTTGACCCCGGAAGAAAAAGAACGGACAAAGAAAGATGTGCTCGCCGAGATGGCGAGGCATGTCGGCGCTGAAAAAGCGATCGGCATGGGAGAGCTGTTCGGAATCATTTATGGGGAGGAGTGGCAAAACCGGATCAACGACACCCGTAAACTGCGTACGCTGATCACCGCGCTGCGCTGGGACGGGGTCCCGATCTGTTCGATCCCCGATCGGGAGGGAGGCGGTTATTACCTGGCCGCCGCCGGGTCTGAGTTGGAGGATTATTTGAGCCGTCTGCGGCTCCGGGCCCTGCGTCCGCTGGCGATGGAGGCAAAAATCCGGAGATGCAGCCTGGCGGAGATGTTAGGCCAAATGTCGCTTAATATGGAGGTTGTAACTGCTTATAAAAATCCAACAAAATCATAATAAACCCATTAAAATCACTTGACTTTTACCATAAAAATGACTATATTAAAAGGTGAAAACATGAAAGTTATAAAAACAACCAAAGAATATTTTGAGACAGAAGAAGATAAGGTTTATTTTTTTGAGCCTTTGGAAAAAGAAATATCTGTTGAGGATATGCAGAAGATTGTGGATGCAAACGGAAAATTAGTGAGGGAAATGAATGATGAATATAGTAAGTTTTAGCGGGGGTAAAGATTCAACGGCAATGCTTCTAATGATGTTAGAAAAAAACATCAAAATTGATAGGGTTATTTGTATTGATACAACAAAAGAATTTCCTGCGATGTATAGGCATATTGAAAAAGTGGAATCAATGATTTTACCTTTAAAAATTGAGATTGTTAAATTTAATTTTGATTATTTGTTTGGTGAACATATAGTTAAAACAAGAAATGGGAGTAAAAATAATATTGGGTATGGTTGGCCTTCTTTTTTAAATCGCTGGTGTACCACACAAAAAACCCAATTATCAAAAAGATTACTAAAAACAGAAAAAAATTATATAAAGAATATCGGCATAGCTTCCGATGAAGCTGGGAGGATTGGTAAGAATTTAAAAGGAGAAAATCTACAGTATTCTCTTGTTGAGTGGGGCGTAACCAAAAAACAAGCGTTAGAATATTGTTATTCAAAGGGATTGGATTGGGAAGGTTTATATGAGAAATTCCATAGGGTTTCTTGTTGGTGTTGTCCTTTGTCAAGAATAGGGGAACTTAAGGTTTTGTACAATGAATTCCCAAACTTATGGGAAGAACTTCAACAAATGGATAAAAAATCATTTAGAAAATTTAGAAACGATTATTCAGTTGATGATCTAAGCGAGAGATTCGCCAATGAAAATCTATAAGATAACCGAAGCCAGCGAGTATTTAGGTGTATCAATCAATACGCTTAAAACGCTTGCAAATAATGATAGCATAAGCGCTTTCAAGACTTCTGGCAATCATAGGCGTTTTAGGCAAGATGCTCTGGACGCTTATATGGGTATCGAAAAAGAAAAACAGGAAAAATTGACCGTTATTTATGCCCGATGTTCTACCCATAAACAGAAAGAAAATCTTGAAAGACAAAAAGATAGGCTTAGGAAATATGCTGAAAATAAAGGCTATAAGTCTATCTTAATTGATGAAATAGCCAGCGGAATAAACGAAAAGAGAAAAGGAATACATAAGCTGATTAAGTTATGTTTTGAGGGTAAAGTTGAAAGAGTGTTGATTGAATACAAAGATAGACTTGCAAGATTTGGATATGAGTATCTTGACGCTATTTTTAAAAACTTAGAAATAACCGTTGAGATTGTTGAGGCAAAAGAACAGAAATATGAAGAAGAATTGGCAGAGGATATTATGAAAATTTTAACTTGTTATTCTGCCAGATATTACGGAAGAAGAGGCGGGAGAAAAAAGAAAAATATAGAGAAAAATCAAACCATTGAATCTAATGGAATTTAATAAGGGGGTTCAAATGAAAACGACATTGCGTGAACAGGCGGATGATTATCTACAAAGCATAGCTATTTGTAAAAAGAGGGTCGCAGACGCGGAAAGCGCGTTCGAGCGTGAGGTGGCAGCCATCCGGGAGAAATATCAGGAGGAGATAGATGTCTATGCGATGGACCTCGGCCGGCAAGCGATCAACCTGGTTGCCCTGATGAAAGAGAATACCGTCGAACTTTTCGACGGCCGGGAGAAAGTGAAACTAATACACGGCATCCTGCTCCACACGAAAGAGCCGAAATTCTCTCTCCCCCGCAACGTGTTAGAACGCATCGAAGAACAGGGCTGGGATGAAGCGATCAAGATCGCCAAAAGCGTTGACCGGGCGGTGGTGGAGAAATGGCCGGAAGAACGGCTGTTCCTGATCGGCGGCAAAAGAAAGACCAAAGAAAAATTCGAGTATGAAGTGAAAGCGGAAACGCCATGAAAGCAGAGTGCCCTAATTGCGGCCACCAGATTGATTTTGCGGAACATTCCCGCAGTGAAGACCTGCGGTATCTCATCGAGATATTGCCGTTGTTCGGCCCGCACTCGCGCCTGGCGTTCGAGTATGCCCAGTTATTCGGCATAGCTCCTCTGAGCGTTAAAACCAAAAAGCTGGTGCGGCTCCTTCAGGAGGTGCTGACCATGTACGGCGGCGAGGAGTTCACGTTTTCCAAAAAGCGGTATCGGATCTCCCGGGTGGGGATCGCCGAGGCGCTTCGGGAAACCTGCAACCGAAAATTTACGACTGCGCTCACGAACCATAACTACCTGAAAAAAGTAATGCTTTCTATTGCCGAAAGAGAGCGTAAAGAAAAAGGCAAGTACGATGAGAAAAAGCTCCGGGAGCGGGAAGAAAAGCTCATGCAGGGAAAGCGGCCCGAGCAAGTAGAGGGCCAAGAAGCCAACGTCAAAGGGGTAAAATCCCTCTTGAATTCCCTGGATAGGGGATAAGATGCGGTCGAGAAAAAAAGCCGGAAATCAAAAATAATTTTTGGAAATTGAAAATGAAAAACTTCTTGACTTTTGAAAAAACAAGTGAAAACATGGGGGCGTCTATCAAACAACAGGCGGTGTTGCCCCCGTCAGTGGCATTTTTTATTGGGCAAAATATTTTTCCCGAGACTCCCCGTACCGCGAGGCGGGGGACACCTCCTGTTGGGTGTAGACAAGTCTCGGGATTATTGTTTTTGGGGGAGTCTGGGAAATAACCGTCTAATTACAACAGGAGGTCCAGTATGGAAAAAAGACAAGCACAGGCGTTAACAAATTTTGGAATCAACCCAGATCAGCTCGTCCATAAAGACGGACGCTACTGGATGACTGCCGAACAACTTGGCATGGCTCTCGGCTATCGGGAACCGAGAAAAGGAGTTATGAAAGTTTTTGGACGTCACCGCAAGGACATTGAGCCATTTATAGGTGTCGTCAAATTGACGACACCTTCTTCTCCCGATGGAAGAGGTGGTGGTGTACAGGAGGTAACGGTTTTCGACACCGATGCTCAATACCGTATCGCCATGCTGGCGAACACACCGAAATCAGAGAAATTTCGCACGTTTATCGTAAACATGCTCAAAGCATTGGAACGTCAGGAGTTTATCCACATCAGTCAGGTGATGCAGTGGAAAAAAGAGCTTATCGAGCTGCAAATCATGCGGCATCTCGAAAAAAGCCGGATCATGGATATGAAGAAATATAAACGCCTTTTACATTATCGAAAACTCGGGTTGAGCCAGAGAGAGACTGCGAAGCTGCTTGATATCAGCAGGCGAACGGTACAGGATTACGAAACCATTCCCCGCCGGTATGAACTGACGGCGCTGAAAGGGGGTGCCGCTTGATGACTAAAAAAATTACAAAACTTGAAACCGGCTACCGCCCCCCGGCGGACAAACGGCATGACGATCTCAAAAAGGCGAAAACGGCGGTTGACACGGCGCTTCCTCTTATCGATCCGTGTCTCCGGCATATAGTCGACATCTACAAGTCGCTGAAAGAGCTTGACAATATCATCCATAAACTGAGAAATTTTCAAAATGACATAGAATCAACAGCAAAGGAGAAAACAAAATGCAGCGTGACTGGGGTTTGATCCGGCTGATTTTGCGAATGATTGAAGAAAAGCCATCCTATGGAGATGTTGTTCGCCCGGATGCAATCACCGGCTATGATGATGAGCTGGTTTCGTATCACCTGCATATTCTCGATCAGGCCGGTCTTATCACTGCAAAATGTAAAGACACCCGTTCCGGGATCTTCTGCGTGGCGATGAATCTAACCTGGGACGGCCATGAGCTTCTGGACAGCATAAAGAGCGAAACCGTCTGGAATCAATTGCGAAATGTATTCCGGGAAAAATCAATCGATTTATCCTATGCAGCCGTAAAGACAGCGGCATTATCCATTATCAAGCAGAATTTTTTACTGGAATGAAACAGAATCGACGACAAAATACGGGGGACAGTCCCTTCACAGGGGCCGTTCCCCATCGAAAAGTAATCGTTCGGGCATTGATTGATGAGATTATTGAAAAGCATGACCTGCGTTATACGAACGTGTTAGAAGAACGGAAGGATGGGAAGGTGGCTTTTATCACCCTGACGGTGCGATTTAAGGTAGAATAATCGCGAAAAAGACGGGAAGTTTTTTGTTTGACATCGGGAAAACAACCCGTTAATATTATAAAAAAGTATAAAAACAAGGACGAGGACCAGCCCGACTTGTTGTCTGAAAAGACAATGAGCCGGGCTTTTTTATTTTTGGATCCAGAATGAAAATACTTTTTGCGTTGACGGTGATCTTGTTTCTCGTGCCGGGCTCGTTTGTTTCGGATGCATCGTTACCCCCGCAGTTAGCGAGATTATGGAGGCATGTCATGACCAAAGAATTTGATAATTATTTCCAGGTTGCCGGCCGACAGACCGGCCGGGACTGGCGTCTCTTCAAAGCCGTGGCGAAAAACGAATCCAGCTTCAATCCGGAGGCGGTGAGCCATTGCGGGGCGGTGGGCCTGATGCAGCTTATGCCGGCCACCGCGAAAGATCTCGGTCTCTGCCGCACTGACCTGCTGAAAAATCCCGTGGTAAACATCACTCTCGGCTCAGAGTATTTAACCGAACAGATCGAACACCTCCCGGAAATTCCCGATCAAAATGAACGCCTGAAATGCGCCCTGGCGGCCTACAACGGCGGCCGCGGCTACATCAACAAAGCAATTCGCATTCATCGGTCCCAAGCAAAACAACCGCCCACCTGGGACGACATTTCTAAAATATTGGGTGATGTGACCTGTCAGGTCCGGGGCAAACGCCCGGATCATCGGCAGATAATTACCTATGTGGACAAAGTCTGGAAGTCATATCAGGCATATAAGAAAGAGGAGACAGCAGCATGAAGACCAAAATGATTATTCTTTTTCTTTTGGCGCTTTTAAACAGTGGGTGTTTCATGGTTTTCGCGGTTGGGAATAACGATTTCGAGATCAACGACTCGGACACGGCGAAGACCCGGGACATCAACGCTCAGGCGGACACTAAAGTTACGCCAATACCATAAGCCGATGTCAAAATTTTTAATGTCGCTGATTACTGAAGAGATTGACAGCACCTATGCCCGGATCCGGCAGCCGTTTCGGTATGCGAGTGATCTTCTGGGTTGCATCATCGAGGTACCGGTTGGATTCGTGTTCGATTACGAATCAGTGCGTGTTGTCAAGGCGACCTCGAAACGCGGCGGGGCGATCCACGATTATCTGTGCCGCAGCAATTCCGTACCCGTGGTGACCAAAAAAATGGCCGCGGATGTTTATTTCGAAGCGATGGAACTGCGGGACCGGGCATTAAAAAAAACCCTGTTTTCCCGAATCGACGGATGGATCCGCAGGTGGATCAAGTATTGGATCGTACGGGTTGCCTGGGGATATTTCCATAGATACCGGGTGGAAGCCACCTACGAAAAACTAACCGGAAAAAAGGAGAGCGGCAGATGACCGAAATATTAACCTGGCAGATTATTGTGTTTTTAGCCGGCATGATCGCGGCATGGAGTCTGGTGGTAATAGCGACACTTCGATGGATGCTGGGCCGATATTTTTCGCAGTATGATGAGCAATTTCTGAGGCAGCGCGAGAATAACCAGATACTGAGGGAAAATTTTCTCGAATTGAAGGCGGATTTGCCGCTGAATTACGTGAGGAAAGAAGATTTTATCCGGCACGAGGTGGTCATAAATACCAAACTGGATCGTCTCCGTGACTTAATCGAAAGCACAAAGGAGAAGAAAAATGATTGATTTCGAAAAAGCCCGGAGGGAGGAATTGAGATGGTCGTTGCTGCAGGCCTTGAATGCCGCTCAGCCAATGGGCACATCGGAAACCGTTGTTATGCGCGCCATCCAGCCCATCGTGCCGGATATTACCCTGATGGAGATTCGCCGGGAACTGGACTATTTAGCGGAGCGCAAACTCGTAACCATAACAGGAGAGGATATGCCGGTATGGTTCGCGAAAATTAACCGCCACGGCATCGATATTGTGGAATATACGGTGGATTGCAACCCGGGAATCGCCCGGCCGAGAAAGTGGTGACGGCATGCCGCAGAGATCAGCAATATCGCAACTGCCGGAAGAGATCCAGCTCGAGCTGAACCGCCGCCTCGTGGCGAACAGTTTTTCCGATTACCAGGGCCTCTCCGAATGGCTGGAGGAATTGGGTTTTGAAATATCCCGGTCCTCCGTTCACCGGCACGGACATCTGTTCGAGGAGAAACTGATAGCAATCAAGATCGCTACCGAACAGGCCAAGGCGATTGCCACCGCCGCCGGTGATGAAGAGGGGGCCATGAATGATGCTTTGATTCGGCTCATCCAGCAAAAAGCATTCGATGTTCTGGTAAACCTTCAGGAAGGCAACGATAAAATTATCCCCAAAATGGGGAGCATGATAGCACGTCTCAGTCGTGCCTCGGTAACTCAGAAAAAATGGCAGATAGAGGCAAGGGACAAAGCGCAGGACGCGGCGCAAAAGATATCGAAAGAATTAACAAAACGGGGGCTTTCGGACCCCGCCGTCGAGACAATTAAAAAGAAAATTCTGGGGATCGCGGGATGATAAAGCAGGAAACAACCTGGAACCAGGAAAACAGATCAAACCGTACACCGGCGATATTGCTGCCCTATCAACAGAGATGGATGGCGGATGAATCGCAGGTGAAGGTAGTCGAAAAATCCCGGCGGGTCGGGCTTTCCTGGGGTGAGGCGGCGGATGATACCCTCCTCGCGGCGAAGGCCTCCGGGATGGACGTCTGGTATATCGGCTACAACAAAGAGATGGCCCAGGAGTTCATCGAGGATTGTGCAGATTGGTCGCGTTTCTATCAGCTGGCCGCGGAAGAGATAGAGGAAGTCGTCATCGAAGATGAGGGCCGGGACATCAAATCTTTCCGGATCCGCTTCGCTTCGGGCTGGAAGATTACCGCGTTATCATCTCGACCGGCAAATCTCCGTGGTAAACAGGGGAAAATCGTCATCGACGAAGCGGCATTCCACGATGATCTCCCGGGGCTTCTGAAAGCGGCTATAGCCATGCTCATGTGGGGAGGCCGTGTCGTAGTCATATCCACACACAACGGAGATACCAACCCATTTAATAACCTGGTCAACGATATTCTATCGGGACGAAAACCCTACTCATTACATAGAATTACGCTGGATGACGCGCTGGACGGAGGTCTCTATGAAAGGATCTGCCTCCGGACGGGCGAGGAGTGGTCGAAAGAAAAGGAAATGCAGTGGCGGCAGGAACTGATCGACTTTTACGGTGATGATGCCGACGAAGAGCTTTTCTGCATCCCCTCCCAGGGAAGCGGTACTTATCTCACCCGGGCGCTAATCGAGGCATGTATGTCGCCCGATATCCCGGTGATTCGGTATGAACAGTCTCGGGCATTTGCCGAGATCGCCGATCACCTGAGATATGCGGAAGTCGGAGACTGGTGTGAGGAGACACTGAAATCACACCTGGTAAATCTGGATCCGAAACAATGTCATTATTTCGGCGAGGATTTCGGACGAACCGGAGACCTCACGGTAATTATACCGCTGGCCGAGCAACAGAATGCGACCTTCCGGGCGCCGTTTGTCCTGGAACTGCGAAACATGCCGTTTCAGCAGCAGGAGCAGATTTTGTTTTATCTGGTAGACCGCCTGCCGCGCTTTTGCGGCGGCGCATTGGATGCCCGGGGAAACGGGCAATATCTGGCCGAGCGGGCGATGCAGCGATACGGCCCCCTGAGAATTGCCCAGATTATGCTGACGGAAAACTGGTATCGGGAAACCATGCCGAAATATAAAGCGGCGTTTGAGGACCGCACGATTTTGCTGCCGAAAGACGCCGATATCATCGAAGATCACCGGGCATTTAAGGTCATCAAAGGCGTGGCCAAGCTGCCGGAGGGAAAAACGAAAAGCAAAGACAAAAAACAGCGTCACGGCGATTCCGGTATTGCCGGGGCGATGGCGCTCTATGCGGCCTATGAAATGGCGGGATATACGGATGTTCCCATTATCCTGACCGCGGGGGCGAGAAATATGATGTCCGAATTAGGCGGATATCACGGATCCGTCCGATATGGAGCGTATTAGAAGTTAAAAGTTCAAAGTTAAAAGTTCAAAGTTGAAAGTTAAAAACCCGCAACCTGAAAAGGAGCGAAACGACTGATGAAACTCTGGTTGAATGAAACGAAATTCCTTGAGTTGAATAATGAGCGCAAATCCCTGAGCGCGGAGATAGCCGCCCGGTCACGTTCTTTGGACTGGATGGGGATATGGGCGCTGCTGCCTGATCCGGACCCGGTACTCTCGAAAACCGGACAGGGGATTGCCGTCTATCGCCAGCTCCTCTCCGACGCCCACGTCTGGAGTTGCTGTCAGAGCCGGAAATCGGGGACGCTCTCCTGCGAATGGAAGATCAATGAAGCGAAGACCGGTTCGATTCGGCAGAACAAAAACGCGTACACAATTATTGAAAATCTCATGAGCTCGCTCGATGTGTATCAGATCATCACCGATATGTTAGAGGCCCCGTTTTTCGGGATGTCTCCCCTGGAAGTGATCTGGAAAAGCTCTGAAAGCTCGTGGCTGCCGGAACGAGTTGAGGGAAAACCACCGGAATGGTTCGCGTTCGACCCGAAAAACAAACTCCGATTTATGTCAATGGACAACATGACGGAGGGCGAGGAGATCCCGGATTATAAATTTCTCCTGCCCCGGCATCACGCGAGTTATCAGAATCCCTATGGCGAGCGGGTTCTGTCGAGATGCTTCTGGCCGGTAATTTTTAAAAAAGGCGGGTTTAAATTCTGGGCGATCTTCACGGAAAAATACGGGATGCCCTGGCTGGTGGGCCGGGTGCCGAGAGCGACCAATGAAACCGAGCGGTCCGCGCTTCTGTCGAGATTGACTTCGATGGTGCAGGACGCGGTGGCCGTAATCAATGACGATGAGAGTATAAAATTAGAAGAAAGCGGCTCCAAATCCGCCTCCGCAGACATCTATGAAAAGCTGATCAGCGTATCCAACCGGGAGATATCTAAGGCAATTCTCGGCCAGACCCTGACCACGGAGCTGGACAAGGGTGGTTCTTTCGCTGCTACCAAGGAACACATGGAAGTCCGGGCCGACCTGGTGGACCAGGACAAAAGAATGATTTCCCAGGCATTTAACGTTTTGTTCTCGTGGGTCATTGAATTCAATGCGCCGGGAGCGACCGCGCCGGTATTCGCCTTCTTTGAAGAGGAGAAAATTCAGAAAGAGCTGGCCGAAAGAGACGAAACCCTGACCAATCAGGGAGTCAAATTTACGAAAAATTATTATCAGCGCGCCTATAATCTGCAGGAAAAAGATTTTGAAGTCGGCCCGGCGCCCCAGCCGCAGGGAAAATCACCATCCGCTCAGCCGGAATTCGCCGAGGGCGACGATACTATCCATGCCGACGCTGATGCTGTCGCGGCGAAAGCGATTGCCGACGCCTCGATGGACGAGATGATCGATCCGGCGAAGCAATTGTTGGAACAGTCGAGTTCCCTGAAGGAATTCCGGGACGGCCTGGCGGCCCTCTACGAAAATCTGGATGAGACGCAAATGGGCAACCTCATCCAGAGAGCAATGGTGTTAGCTCATCTGTCAGGGAGGTTTGACGCGAATGAATGAAGTTCAGGCATTAAATCTGCCGTTTGATGAGGCGATCGCATTTTTCCGGCAAAAGATCAGCCTGCCTACGGCAACGTGGGAAGATCTCTGGAAGGATATGCATTCAAGGGCATTCGTGGTTGCCGGCGCCATGAAAGAGGATCTGATTTCAGATCTTCGAACGGCCGTGGAAAAAGGCATTGCGGATGGCACAACCATCGCCGAATTTAGAAAGGATTTCGATAACATAATCTCTCAGCACGGTTGGAAATACAAGGGGGGCAAGGGCTGGAGGACGGCTGTGATATTCAATACCAACGTCAGCGTCGCCTATCATGCGGGACACTGGAAGCAGATGACCGATCCCGAGGTGCTCCAGGTGCGGCCCTATCTCCGCTATATCGCGTCGAGCGCGGCTGATCCACGGCCGGAACATACGCAGTGGTACAATCTGGTGCTCCCCGCTGATGATCCGTTCTGGGATACCCATTATCCGCCGAACGGCTGGGGGTGCAAATGCGGGGTAGTCGGCGTATCGGAAAGAGATTTAGAGCGCCTGGTAAAAGAGGAGAAAGAGTTTCCGATAAAAACCGCGGCCCCCAAAATAGAACATTACGACTGGACCAGTCCGACCACGGGAGAAACGCATCGAATCCCGAAAGGAATCGACGCGGGCTGGGATTACAATCCCGGCAAAGCCGCCTGGGATGAACATCTGGAGGGATATTGATGGCCGGAGTATCACTCAATATTAAGATTAATGATCATGGAGTACAAAAACTTCTGAATGATATCCAGCGCCGCATGGGTAATCTGACGCCGGTGATGAAAATAATCGGCCAGATTGTCCGGACATCGATCGTCAGAAATTTCGAGAAGGGAGGCCGCCCGGCGAAATGGAAACCTCTCAGTACGGCAACCCAAGCGCGGAGAAAAGGCCGGGCAAAAATATTGATGGATCGGGGCATGGGCGGCGGCCTGGCGGGCAGCATCCATGATCGAGCGGAGAAAGACAAAGTGACGATCGGCACCAACAAAATCTATGCGGCCACTCATCAGTTCGGCGCGAAAAAAGGATCGTTCGGCACGATAGAGGCCAATATCAAAACACATCTGAAAAAAATGACTCAGGCCTTCGGACGGCCCGTAAAGCCCCGCAAGGTTACCGTGCGCGCGCATACCCGGAAGATGAAGCTACCCTGGGGCGATATCCCGGCGAGACCGTTCATGGCGGTGCAGCCGGAAGACTGGGACGAAATCAGGGAATCTTTGAATGATTTTATTTTGGCACGAGGAAGGAGGTAATGATGAGAAATTTCAAAGGGTTTGATGATTGGGTTGAGATATTCAGGGGCGGCAAACAGACCGATTCAAACGGCATCAGCCATGACGGGGATGCATTGATCGATAACGCGATCGCGAAATTCAATCCGGAACACCACGAGCCGCCGATTGTCGTCGGGCATCCGCAGGACAACTCCCCGGCATTCGGCTGGATAAGTGAGCTGAAAACAGATGTTATCGACGGCGCAAAATCGCTCCTTATCAAAGCAAAGGATATCGTGCCCGAATTCGGGCAGGCCGTCGAAAAAGGACTCTACAAAAAACGGTCGGCAAGTTTCTATCCGGACGGGGGCTTGCGGCATGTAGGGTTTTTAGGCGCCGCGCCGCCGGCGGTAAAAGGCCTGGCCGACCTGAAATTTGACGAAAACGATGAGGCCCTGACCTTCGATTTTGCCGATTCGTCACCCTGGATCTGGAATACAGTCGCCGATATATTCCGGGGCATCCGCGACTGGCTCATTGAAAAAGAAGGCAAAGAAACGGCCGATCAAATCATCCGGGACTGGAACATTGAGGACATCAGGGCGCAGGCTGCCACGTCGGAAGACAAAGAGCCCCTGATTTATAGAGAGATAACCAACAATAAGAAGGAGGTAACAGACATGGATTTTAAAGAGAAACTGAAGGGGGTCCTCGGAGCAATCGGTATCGATATTTCAAAGATACCCGACGATGCTCTGCCGGCAACACCCGCCGCCGGCGCACCGCTATTTTCCGAGGCGGATATTGCGACTGCCAAAACGGACGCAGCCGCCGCGGAGCGGAAAAAAGCAGACGCGGAGTTCGCCGAAAAAGAGCGTCAGGCCCGCGAGGATGCCCGTAAAAAGGAGATCACCGACTGGGTGGGGCAAAGAGTTAAGGATGGCAAGATACTGCCGTCCTGGGCCGATTCCGGGCTGACGGCGTTCATGCAGAATCTGGATGCGGAGACGGAAATCAAATTTGCGGAAGGGGCCGAAAAGAAAAGCCCGCTTGTATTTTTTCAGGGGCTTCTCGAGAGCCTCGAAAAATCGCCCATTTTTAAGGAGATTGCCGTGAAAGAAAAAGCCGGCGACAGCGGGGATTTCGCGGAGGCGAAAGAGGACCAGAAAGCGGGAGAGGCCATTGCGGCCAAAGTCAATCCGGCCGCGAACAAATAGGTGGAAGACGGAAGGTTTTCTTCAGTCGAAAGCCGAAGTAATCTAAACGAAGGAGATAAATCATGGCAGGAACATTAGGAGTGACGGAAACCACGGGATCCGAGCTTTCCCAGCTGATCGCATCCGAGGTGCATATCCAGAGAGAGATCACGCTGAAAGCATCGGCCGGGGATTTGAAGCGCGGCACGGTACTGGAAATGGTGAGTGTGGCCGGCGGAGAGTGGCAGCAGCTGGCTACGGTCGCCGATGCCCGCGCCATTCTGCTGGAAGATGTGGATGATTCGGCCGAAACGCAGCTGGTGCAGGCCTATTTCGTCGGCAAATATCATTATGAAGATCTGATCTGGCCGGCGGGAATAACAACGCTTGACAAGCGGACGGCAATCGTGGCGCTGCAGGACCGGGGCATCATCATGGATGAGGCTATTCTGGCGATACCGACGACTACGACGACTACGACAACCACGACGACCAGCTCAAGTTCAACGAGCTCGACAACGTCGTAAGAAAAGAAACTCAAAACTTAAAACTCACGGAGGACACAATGGATAATCTTTTCAAAATACGCGTATTAACGGCGGCAATCAATGCCATGCAGGCGCCCGCCATGAAAATCTACAACCGGATTTTCCGGGGCCGGGAACATATGGAGCCGAGCGACCGGCTCGCCTTCGAGGTGATTTCGGGCAGCGAGAAGATATTGAAAAATATCTCGGTATATGCGCCCGCCGAAATTACCGACAAAACCGGCCGGAAGGTTGTGACCCTCACCGCTCCCCGACTGGCCCAGAAACGCTTCATTCATGCCGCGGAGCTCAACGCGCTGCGGGCCTATGGGGAGCAGTTCGGCCTGGAGCAGATGAAGACGCGGATTGCCCGGGAACAATTGGATATGCGGAGCATCATGGACCGGACGCTGGAATACTGGGCGGTCAACGCGCTCAAAGGCCAAATTCTCGATTCCGATCTGAAGACGGTGCTGGTGGATTACAACCTGGCTACCTCCCATAAACCGACGCTGACCGGCACCAATCTCTGGACCAGTGCATCCAGCGATCCCGTCAACCGCTTACGGGCCTACAAGAAACTGATTGAAGATGATTCGGGAGGGGCTATCACCGGATGGATAGGATACATGGGGTCCGATGTCATGGATGCCCTGCTCGCGCATGAAAAAGTGCGGGAACTGCTGAAATACGGCAAGGGGGTTCAGGTAGCCGAGAACGGTAAAATTACGAAACTGGCCGAAGTGGAGCTGGATGAGTACAACGGAAGCTTTCTCGACAGCACCGGCACCAGACGCCGATTTATCGATGAGAAGTATTGCCTGTTGATCGGCTTTTGTGCCGACCTCGTGGATGTGCCCTACGCGCCCATCGTAGATGACGACGCGCCCGGAGGCGTGGGCAATATCGACGCCAAAGGCAGCGGCGTTCTCTATTTCTCAAAAGCCTGGCCGGAGAAGGACCCCAGCGGCCGGTGGATCAAAGCCGAGACCAGGCCTCTGCCGGTGCTGCAGCGACCCGGTGCGGTGATCTACGCGAAGGTGGTGTAATGGCGGCATATTGCACTCTCGATGATCTCAAAAAGGCGGTCCCCGAAGATGTGTTGAGAAGGCTGACCGATGACTCCGGCGCAGACATTATCGATGAGACAAAAGCTGTCGAGGCGATGGCCTCGGCCGCCGAGGAGATCGACACCTATATCGGCGGCCGCGTCAAGCTCCCCATTGTCGGGACCGCCCCGCCGATATTAGGCAAGATCAATGCCGATATCGCCGTCTACAACCTCTATTCACGGGTTATGGAGGAGATTCCCCCGACGCGGGCCGACCGCTATAAAAACGCGGTGCGCCTCCTGGAAAAAATCTCGAAAGGGGAGATGTCGATCGGTCTGCAGCCCCCGCCGGACCCGCCGGAGAGCTATGACGGCGCGAGTCAGGTGAAAGCGAGAACGAAGATGTTCGATCCGACGACCCTGGAGAAATACTGATGCATGAATTCGAACAGTTGGAAGATACCGTTATCGCTGCGCTGGGACCGCTGAAAGATTCGGGGCTCAAACAT